CTGGGCTTCAAGTACGAAGAGCGTACTGACCCGTGGGAAGGCGCGTGTGGCGTGTACTCTACAGTCCTCGCTGAAGCTGCTATCCGCTTCCAAGCCGAAACAATGTCTGAGACGTTCCCAGCCGCTGGCCCTGTACGGGTCAAGATTATCGGTGTGGAAGATAAGGACAAGGAAGAGGCAGCAAACCGCGTAAAAGCGGATATGAACTACGAACTCACCGAGCGTATGGTGGAGTACAGACCCGAGCACGAGCGACTCCTGTACAGTCTTGGGCTGGCTGGCAGCGCGTTCAAGAAGGTCTATTTTGACCCGAATCTGGGCCGACAGGTCGCTATCTACATCCCTGCTGAAGACGTGGTCGTGCCTTACGGTGCCTCACACATTGAGACAGCAGAACGTGTTACGCACATCATGCGTAAGACTAAGAACGAACTGAGACGACTACAGGCAGGTGGGTTCTACCGAGATGTAGAGTTAGGTGAGCCACAGCCGTACCACACCGACATTGAGAAGCGTAAGGCTGAAGAAGGTGGGTACTCACTAACAGACGATGATCGCTTCTCTTTATACGAAGTACACGCAGACCTCGTTATTGAGGGTGTGGATGATGAGGATGACCTAGCCAAGCCATACGTGGTGACGCTGGAGCGGGGCACGAACGAGATTCTAGCGATACGCCGAAACTGGAACCCCGATGACAAGCTGCAACTCAAGCGACAGCATTTTGTGCACTACGTGTACGTGCCGGGATTTGGGTTCTATGGGCTTGGTCTTATTCACATTATAGGGGGATATGCTAAGGCTGGAACGTCGCTGATACGGCAACTGGTGGACGCTGGCACGCTGGCTAACCTGCCGGGTGGTCTGAAAGCTCGTGGGTTACGTATTAAGGGTGATGACACGCCGATTGAGCCGGGAGAGTTCAAGGACGTAGACGTGCCGTCAGGTAGCATCCGCGACAACATTATGCCGCTCCCATATAAGGAGCCGAGCCAGACTCTGTTAGCCCTGTTGAACCAGATCACAAACGAGGGTCGTCGTCTGGGTGCTATCAGTGACATGAACATCTCGGACATGTCGGCTAATGCCCCTGTAGGCACTACGCTGGCATTGCTAGAACGTACGCTCAAGCCTATGGCTGCGGTACAGGCCCGTGTTCACTACGCCATGAAGCAGGAATTTAAGCTGCTCAAGGCGATCATGGCGGAACATGCGTCGGACGAATACTCATACGAGCCGATCCGAGGTGAAGTGACCGCTCGCGTGGCAGACTATATGGCAGTTGATGTCATCCCAGTCAGCGACCCGAACAGCTCTACGATGGCCCAGCGTGTTGTGCAGTACCAAGCGGTATTGCAGATGGCCCAGTCAGCACCACAGATCTACGACCTGCCGCAGCTACACAGGCAGATGATCGAGGTGTTGGGCGTTAAGAACGCTGAGAAGTTAGTACCAACTACAGATGATATTCGCCCGACTGACCCAGTCAGCGAGAACATGAACGCCCTGAACGGTAAGCCCATGAAGGCGTTTATCTATCAAGACCACGAAGCGCACATGGCAGCACACCAGTCGTTCTTAAAAGATCCGATGGTTGCAGCGACTATTGGGCAGAACCCTCAAGCGCAGCGTATTGCTGCTGCATTGCAGGCGCACATAGCAGAACACCTTGGGTTCAAGTACCGCAAGGATATGGAAGAGAAGTTGGGTGCACCACTACCCAACCCAAACGCCGAGCTACCAGAGAACATGGAGGTCAATCTGGCCCGTCTCATGGCACAAGCTGGGCAGCAACTTATGCAGCAAAATCAGCAGCAACAAGCCCAACAGCAGGCACAGCAGAAGGCTCAAGACCCTGTTGTACAGATGCAGCAGGCAGAACTACAGATCAAGCAGCAAGAAGTGCAGCGTAAGGCGGCTAAGGATCAGGCAGACGCCCAGATCGAACAGGCCAAGCTACAGCTACAGGCGCAAGAGAACATGCAGGACGCGCAGATGGATCAGGCCGAACTGGCTCTGAAGCAGCAAGAACTGCAAATTGACGCGCAGAAAGCGGGCGCTAAACTTGCCGCAGATCGCAGGAAGGACAATACGAAACTAGATCTTGATCTACTCAAGACAATGAAGGATTCCAACAACAATAGAGGCCAATAATGGCTACAACCGTCTTAGACGTGCTAAAGGAACGAATCGAGGCTGACAAAGCCTCTGCACTACAATTTCTAGGTGGTGGGGGAGCTAAAGACTTCTCCATGTACAAAGAAGCCACAGGTTTGATTCGAGGTCTCGAAACCTGTTTGGGATATGTAGAAGACCTCTCGCGAAACTTGGAGTACGACGATGAGTGAAGCTGTTGACACAGTTGAAGCTACGGAAGAATTGGAAGCACAACTACCTACGCCTGTGGGCTATCGGGTATTGGTCGCGCTTCCGCAGATCGAAGAAACCTTCGACGGCACTAACCTGCTCAAGACGGACACGATCAAGAATCAGGAACATATCATGTCGATTATCGGCCTTGTGGTAGATATGGGTGAACAAGCCTATAACGACCCCGAGAGGTTTACGACTGGCCCTTGGTGTAAACAAGGTGATTATGTGATGTTTCGTGCCAATTCAGGCACACGATTTAAGGTTAACGGGTTAGAGTATCGTTTGATGAATGATGACTCTATTGAAGCTGTTGTAGCTGACCCCAGTGGCGTATCACGAGCGTAAGGAATAGACATGCCGTTTCAAAAAGTTGAATACAGTTTCCCTGATGAGGAACAAGATACCTCTATAGAAGTGGAGGACTCTGGTGAAGTTGAAATTGATCTCTCTGGCAACAAGACTGCGGACGAGTATGCGGATACTCCTGCTGAACCTGAAGTCGAAGCTAAGTCAGAACCGGATGAGCTGGACATTGAGGTTGTGGATGATACGCCAAAGGCTGATCGTAACCGCAAGCCATCTGAGCCACCGGCTGACGTTACTGATGATGAACTTGAAGGGTACTCCGAGAAAGTCCGAAACCGAATCAAGCACTTCAGTAAAGGCTACCACGACGAGCGTCGAGCCAAAGAAGCAGCCCTCAGAGAACGGCAGGAGCTAGAATCTCTAGCGCAGCGCCTAGTCGAAGAGAATAAGACCTTAAAGGGTGATGTAGGCACAACACGCGAGGCGCTACTAGATCAGGCCAAACGTGTAGTTGACTCTGAGCTTAATGGGGCCAAAATAGCGTACAAGGATGCCTACGAGAGTGGTGATGCTGATAGGCTGTTAGAGGCTCAAGAGCACTTAACCACTGCCAAACTGAAGGCAGACAAACTAGATAATTTCAAATTACCTTCTTTACAAGAAGAAGAGACTGAGGTACAAGAACCTCAACCCACCCCACAACGGGTGCGTGATCCGAAGGCAGAAGCATGGGTAGAAGAAAATTCTTCTTGGTTCCATGTTGATGACGAGATGACAGCATACGCTATGGGGTTGCACCAGAAATTAGTTAAGAGTGGGGTTGACCCACGCACTGATGAATACTACGAGACTATTGATGCTCGTATGCGAAAAGTATTCCCTGAAGAGTTCGATGATGTTGTAGAGCAGCCAGAACCGCAGGAGTCACGAAAGCAATCTGCTAACGTGGTAGCTCCCGCAACGCGAAGCACAGCACCGAATAAGGTGAAGCTAACCAAAACACAGGTAGCTCTCGCCAACCGATTGGGGGTACCGTTGGAAGAATACGCCAGACAGGTTGCATTAGAAATGAGGAACGGATAATGGCTGAAAACAGAATCAAGCGTGACAGCGAGACTCGTGAAACAAAGACTCGTACCAGATCGTGGCAGCGCCCAGAGGTATTACCCTCACCTACGCCACAAGACGGCTACGAATTTCACTGGGTTCGTGTAGCTACGCAAGGTCAAGTGGATGCTACTAATGTTTCCTCGAAATTGCGCGAAGGTTGGGAGCCTGTACGGGCTGAAGATCATCCTGAGATTACTATGGTGACTGTGGAGAATGAACGCTTCGCAGATAACGTGGTGATTGGTGGTCTGATGTTGTGCAAAGCTCCATCAGAGTTAGTTCAAGAACGTACTGATTACTACAATAATCAGACGAAATCTCAAATGAACTCTGTAGATAACAACCTGATGCGCGAAAACGATCCGCGTATGCCTATATTTAACGAGCGGAAATCCACCGTATCGTTCGGTAAAGGCGGTTAATCTTAAATTAGGAGTCCATTAACATGGCTACAACTGCTGCACCTTACGGGCTAAAGCCTGTAAAACGCGCTGACGGACTACCGTATGCTGGCGCGACTTCGACGTACCTAATCGACCCTGCTGGGGAAGGTACCAACATCTTTAATGGACAAGTAGTCCATATTGGTGCTGACGGGTACATTGCGTTGTCAACAGCTACCGGTGCCGACGGCACTACTAACGCACTTCCTACTGGAACCACTTTGACGGGTTCTTTGGGCGTGTTTGTTGGTTGTTCGTACATCAATGCTCAAGGGCAACAAATCTACGGCCAATACTACCCAAGCGGCACCACTGGTGTTGTTGAGGCGTATGTTGTAGATGATCCGAACGTATTGTTCCAAGCTCAACTGGATGGCGCTGCTGACCAGTCTGACATTGGTGCTAACACGTTCTTTGCTGCTGCTCAGTCTACCTCTACTGGTTCTACCACGACGGGTAACTCTACGAGCGCATTGGAGTCAACTACGGTTACGACCACCGCTGCCTTCCGTATCGTGGCTGCTGTATCACCTATTGGTGATGCGTACCCAGACGTGTTGGTTAAATTCAATCCCGGCTATAGCAGCATGACAAATGCTGTTGGTCTATAAGTAAGGAGCTGAATAATGGCTATTTCACGCGCCCAACTCCTCAAGGAGCTATTGCCCGGACTTAAC